GCTGGGACTCGTCCCAATACACCTTCACCACGCCCGTATACTGCAGCAGGGCATCCTTGAACATGTTGTGCAGGATCAAGGTGCCTTGGTTGTCGCGCTGAAACACCCAATTGGCATACTCAGTCTTCAGCAATGCCTCCTGATCTGCTTCAGGACGATCTGCCTCAAAGACAACAGTGTTCTTGCCCTGGGTGAACACGCGAATCAGGCTTGGAAGCATCCACTCGATGACATCTGACACATCCGATGTGACAACCTGGCTCTGACCTTCGATCTCGTCACCGTATGGACGACAGTTGTAGTAGTCCATGAGCCTTGCGCGGTTTCTGGCAATCTCGGTGTCGTAGTCCAGCGAATCTTCTTCTTCCGCTGCGACAATGGCATTAAATTCGCTGTCATCCAACATCGCTCATATCCTCAAACTCATCAAACGCGACGACCTTTGGCTTGGCCTTCTTGTTGACCGACTTGGCAAGCTCTTCAACCTGCTTCTTCAGTTGCTCGATCTCTGCTTCAAGGGAACGTACCTTCTGAACCAGTTGAATACTCATACGATTGCCAGCCTTGGTTGTTTGATCTCTTTCCTCTTGCCCTTCTCTCGAATGCTCACGGCAAGATACCTGAATGCGTCAGCAGCATGGGACGACCAATCGTGCAATGGTCGTGTCTTGTACTCCATTCTGCGCTCATCATACTCTTTGCGATAGTTCCTGAGTGCTCGGATCCCTTCATTGCACCGCAGAGAGTCAAACCAGCATCTGGGAAGCAGGTTCCTGACCGCATCAATGCCATCATCCACAGGCAGGTGTGGTGCCACCCTGAAGGTGATGCCAAGCACCCTAGCTGTCTCCAGTCGTGACTTGCCTGATCCCAGCTCCCTCACAACAATATCATGTGGTGCCCAATGCGTCCCATACACATACTGCTTGTCCTGAAGCACCTTGGCATAGTGCGGCAAACCCTCGCCACTCGCTTCATAGTAGTCAATGATCCTGACTTCAGGGCCGTGGACCTGGAAGAACCAGATTGATGTCGAGTCCCCGACACCCAAGTCCCAAGCTGTCTGGACTGGCAAGTTGCGCTCATACGGCACTGTCATGATCCGACCTTCGCGCTCAGCCTCAGCCATCTGGGTTGAGTAGTAGGCACCCTTGATCGATGCCGTCCACGAACACTCGAACTCCTGGTTGTACTCGTCCTCGTCCATCAGCGATTTGGCATCATCAAGTTCAGATGGGTGAATCACCCCTGTCTCAGATGCCTTGTAGACCCTGACAAACCAGTTCTCGTCGTCCTTCACTCTTTCATATAGCTCATGAAACGAGGTGTTGCCCTTCGCGGAGCCAATAAACAGCGCCCAGCCAGCACGATCTGCCAGAGCAGGACGCAAAATCTCGGTGAAAACCCTGGCTGGCATGTCCGCATACTCATCGAGCACCACGCCATCAAGGTAAATTCCACGCATGGAGTCTGGTGCATCAGCACCAAACAGCTGAATCCTTGCGCCAGAAGGGAAGTCCACCCTCAGATCCGACTCGTTGAACCGAATGCCTGGCACGACTCGGGTGAATTCCTTCAGATAGTCCCACGCAATCTGCTTTGCCTGCCTGTAGAGTGGCGCGACATAGGCATATCTTGGTGCCTTGTTCTGATTGGTGATAGCCTTCTTGATCAGTTCATTGACCGCCAGGACTGTCTTCCCAAAACGCCGGTGGCAGACAAGCAGATTCCAGCGCCCGAGGTTCTGGTGAATCTCTCTCTGCAACTCTCTCGGCTTGTAGGGAATGATGACCTTCATTCAGCGTCCTCTGGTTCATCATCAACGACCGCATCAATGACCTCACCCGCCCAGGCGAACTCAATCGGGCCACCTTCCTTGCCAGTCAGTTCCACCCAGCGTTTCTCTGACCAGCCTCCGCGAGTCTTCATCCAGAAGATCTGCGCTGCCACGTTGCCCTTCATTGCGTTGTCGAACAGGGACTGCGCGACAGCAGCCGTAGCGCCTGCAGCCGCTGTGCTCAACTCGTGCTTGTAGTGCTTGCTGATGGTGATCTCTGAGATGCCAAGAATGCTGGCAATCTGAGCTTTGGTCAGGCCGACAACGATCAATCTGCGCACCAATTCCTTCGTCTCAGGCGTGACCAGATGACGAATGTTGCCTTTGGCACTCGGACCCAAGCCTTTCAGCGCCTTGACCTGCCGGATTGGACGCTTGGACAGCGGATAGTTGGCCTTCTTTGGCTTTTTCTTGACCTCTGGGGCCTTCGTATCTTCACTTTCCAAGGATTTGTGCCCCTATGATCGTGAGAAACACCGACAAGACCGCTGTGACAGCCGAAAACACCCATGTTTTTAGCAATTTCGTTGTCGGAGCCTCGGATTCAATGCCTCTGATGCGCTTTTCATGGTCATCCAGCATCACAAATGCACGATTCAGACCTTCTCTGGTTTCCTGGTGCCGTTCTTCCAGCCTTGCCAGCACTTGGAGTGACGTATCAATGCTCTTGATCGCATGTTTGATCTCTCCAACATCCTTCTCAACGACATCAAGACGGTACGCATTCACATCACCCATGATCTTGCGCCTTCTTTGGAGGCCAGAAGAACAGAACAAGCGCCAACACTGACATCACAGCCTGAGTGATCAGTGCTTCAGGTGAGTCAGGTGGCAATACCTCGGTGGTAGCCACGGCAGTCGTGGCACTGGCTGCAGCAGCAATGGTGGTAGGATGCTTCAGGTTCTCCTTGCTCATCCTGTCCGCAATGATTTTGACTACGCTCCCGATCAGAGCCGCTGCGACTGGTGCCATCACACTCTCCCCTTACACATAAAGCCACAGAACCTGCTGCGGCAACTCAGGATCCGTGTCGATATGCACAAAGGAGTGCTTCACACCAACCCTGCCAATGCCATTCCTCATAGCAGCATAGACGATCTTGAACCTGTCAGCGCCTGTCGTCGCCTTGATGTCCACTGCATACCCTCGCAAATGCGAGGATCTGGATGCGCCACCGACTGCCTTGTTGTGCTTTTCACATCGAATGGCGCTGGTGATGACGAATGGAATGCCTGCCAGTTGGCGAATGTCGTCCAGCAGACCGATCAGCTTCTTGTCCATCTGCTCGAAGCCCAGACCGCACTCGCCGCACTTGCAAGCAAACTCATCTGGAGTGAAGTATTTCATCGACCGTCATCCGTCTCGTACCAGTTCATCTGCTGCATGGACCCGCAATTGGCGCAGCGAATGCGCCACTGCCCTACCAGGACAAACAGCGCACTGCCACACTTCTTGCACTTGTGCGCAGGAATCTTGTCACTTGTCTTTGACGAACACTCCGTCAACAACTTTTCCGGTTCTTGCTGCGATGACATTGTATGCGCTCTCCAAACACTGACCGAGAGACCAGCCATTCATCCTGGCTTGAATAATAATAGTAACGCACACATCCCCTATGGCGTCCAGAATCTCTTCGTCATTCTCGTCCATCACAGCCACCAGAAGCTCTGTTGCTTCCTCAACCGTCTTGTGTGCTTGCCCCTCTCTCGTCCCATTGTCGAGGATACCCTTGACAGTCGCCCACTCAATGACCTTCTGTTCCAGCTGGTGCAGATCTCTGTTCTCGTTCATCAGTTTCCTCATCTCTCTCTGGAATTGCGCAATGCGTTTGTTGGGTAATCCCTTCTTGAGCCACTTGCTCACGGCCTGCTGGCTGACATCCATCCTGAATGCAAACTCTTCCTGAGTGCCTGCCAGTTGGATCGCTTGTCTGAGGTTCATAATTTCCTCAACCTGTCTCTGAACTTCATGTAGCCAGGGTGGATGACAAGGGCGTCATCCATGTCGGTCAGCAGTCCGACCTCCAGACTCTTGTTGATGAAGTCCTGAATGTTGGTGTTTTCCTCGAACATCCAGTCGAAAAATTTCATCAACGCCTTCACGATCTCTCTTTCGTTGTCTGTCATGACTCTCCCCTTCCTCTGATAGCGTCAAAGCGCCATGTCGCAAGCACTTCTTCTCGCGTCATCTCATCACCTCCCTGATCACTTCGACTGCGACTTGCGGGACGATGGCGTTGCCATAGCCGCGCAGTCGTCCCACTCTGGCGGGTATCCCATGAGCCAACGGCTGTGAGCCGGATTCAACTGGCCTCCACTTTCCATCTCTGCAGTAGAGCCAGTCAGGAGTGTCCCATCCGGCTTTAAGCGCATTGGTTGATCCATATTGATCTGCGCGACTCGTTGGCTGAGAGGCACTCCAGTGTCGTGTGGTCTGGGCGGCTGTACGCCACGACTGTGATCCTGTGCTGTCGGACTCGGCCAGCCTGCCAGTGCTGCTTGCCGTGGCAACTGGTCGAGTCTGCTCCTGGTCGAGCCGTCGGGATTCGTCGCAGTTGTCGCCATCTCCCCTGTGTCCTTCCAGTCCCTCGCGCTGGCTGTCACCCAACCGACCAGCGAAGAAGATTCGCTGTCTGATGTGCGGAGCGCCGACGCTGCAAGCTGAAAGTACAATCGCCCCTGTGGCGTAGTCTTCTGCTTCCAACTCATTGAGTAAGTCATCGAGCCAGTGGTCTTTTGTGACTGCGGCTGCAACCTGCTCGCCAAGGACGACAGGAGGCCGGAGGGCTGCGACCATCTTGAGCCAGTGCGGGGCGAGGTGGCGTTCATCTTCGATTCCGCGCTGTTTTCCAGCCTGGCTGAATGGCTGGCAGGGTGGGCTTCCGGTGAGAACAGGTCGATCGTCTGGCCAGCCTGCAAGACGGAGCGCCAGGCTCCATCCTCCAATTCCGGCAAAGAAGTGGTGTTGGGTGTAGCCTCTAACTTCATCTGGATGAACCTCCCTCATGTCGCGCTCATCGACATCCCCCGGCGCGATGTGCCCTGCCTTAATCAGTTCACGCAACCAAGCGGCGGCGAAAGGGTCGAATTCGTTGTAGTAGGCGACCATCAATACTTGCCCTCAAGCTCCTGGATGATCTGGTACGCAAACTCAATTCGCTCATCATTCGTCACAATCCTTTGCTCTCCCAGCCAGTCAACAACTCCCTCCAGCGCCCTCAACATCACAGTACAGTCTGCCTGTCTGCGAATGGATGCTTTGATCACCTCAATCTTGTTCCACTTGAGATGCCAGCCATTGCAATCCTTCTCAGGGACCAACCCACAGACTGAGCCAGTCCCGTAATACGTTGCCCTCAAGACGTTCTTGCTCATCATGAGGATCCTTGCAGCCTCCCCCGTTGATACCCACTCACTAGGCTTGCTCACTGTTTGCTTCCCTCAGAATTTCCCGTATCTCATCGAGCGCCAGCTTGGCGATTACATAGTCTGACAGTGCATCACCGTAAGCTTTAAACGCCATGTCAGAGCGCTCGCGCTCGGCCTCAAGCAGTCGCTTTGTCTTCTCCAACTCTCGCCGGAGCCTTCGCTCTTCAGCCTTGGTCATGGTGTCTCCAGTTTGTGGAGTCCCTTTTCATTTCCAGACTCCACAACAGGCTTGGTGTAGCCAACAGGATCCTGACCAGGAGCAAGCTTCCAGGGCATCCATTGCCCGCAGCAGCAATACTTCAGATCCAGCGTTCGCATCAACGCCAGATCCTCACTCCCGCATGCAATACAGTACCTGGTGCTCATCTCGACATTACCTGGTGACTATTTGAATCCATGAGCCAGTAAGTACGATGCCACCACATAAAGAGACACCACCCAGATAATCTCAAGCGTCTTCATGAAGGAATCATCTCCGCATATCTCTCACCGCAACACGCGCAGGACACCATGAACGCATTGATGTGGAACGTCACGGACCCACACTCGCACTGCCATTTATCCTGTGATTCCTCATCCCTCTCAGACATCTGATCCGTCAGCCCACCGCAAATAGGACAGCGACAGCACTCCAATCCTTCAGGAACCAACACGGACCAAACAAACTGACACACCTCACACCGAGCATCCATCACTACATCAGGACGCACCTTCCTAAACGATCCAACCACTACATCACCCATAACCCCTCCTATGTCGTCCCTGTACTATACAACTTTGTACAACCTTATCAATAAAAAATAATGAGTATCTCTACTCACTTTCCTCAAAGCATAACCGTCCACCCATAACCGTGACCTCATGGAAAGTAAACTCGAGCCGTTGAAAGCCCTGCTAGAGCCAAGATAGTGTCACCCCTTATGGTTACTGGGCTTCACCCTCTTTACCTGCTTCAACGACAAAGAATCTTCGTCGTCAAAATTGGCTCTTTCGCTATACCTTCCTTCAGTCCCCCTGCTAGGGGTATCCCTGGGATCAATGGGTAATCTCCAGGAACGGTTGCCAGTGTCGTTTATCGAGTGCCTGGTATCGGTAGCTAACCGCCGTCCCGACCGTTCTGACCTACCTTCAGGGAATCCCCTTTATCCTCGGTCAATGCCGTCGTCGCCTCATGGCTGGCTTTCGCCAGACCCCTCTCCAGGGGTTCACGGACAAAACTCGTTTATCTTGAGACTGGGCTTCACTCTCAATAGGGGCGGGTGTAAACCCCCGACTGGTTGACTTTCCTTCCCGGCAGCCATCAACCACGGCTCCATAGCATCTGCTGGGAGTGCAGTACAAGTATAGCAG